CCGCCATTGAGGCTGGTGGCCTCAGCGGCGCTGCTGGTGGGGCTGGGGCTGCCGAAGCTGCTGGAGCCGGTGCAGAGGCCGCTGGGGCCGTTGCTGCGGACGCTGGCGCTGCTGCTGCCGGGACTGCCGCGACTGCTGGTCTTGCTGACGCAGGCGCGACTGCTGCCGGGTCGTCCCTTATGGACTTCCTGCCTCTCATGTTCGCCAATCGTGGCGGCGTTGTTCCGCGCGCTCATCGTGCTGGTGGCGGACCGCTGGATTTGGACGCCCTGCTCAATGCGCCCCCTTCCGATCAGGCGGTCTCCGCTGCGGATCAGCCGACGCCTGACCTCGGCGGCGTCGCTCCTGCTGATATGGTTGCCGCACCCAAGGCTGAAAAACCTGCCGGTCTGGCTCCTCCCGCGCGCGTTGAAGCGGCTCCTACACCTGTTGCGCCTTCGGCTCCGCAGGGTGGCGTCATGCCGCCAGCCGCTGCCCCGAAGACCGTTGACATTGCCGCCGCTGCGCAAGCAGCCGTGCCGTTCATCATTCAGCGCGAGAGCCGTGGCGATCCGCAAGCAACCGCTACCACCTCTTCGGCGGCAGGGCTTGGTCAATTCACCAACGATACGGCTGAAACCAATCTGGCTCGCCACCCCATTCCGGGGGTCTCGTTCGATCCAAGCATTAAACATTTTGCCGCAACGCTTCCCGCAGATGTCCAGCAGCAAATGATCCAAAATCATGCGCAAGATCAGGCCGACCTTCTTGTGCGCAAGGGCTTTGATCCGACCCCTCAGAACATCCATACCAACTGGTTCTTGGGGGAGGCTGGAGGCCCGGCCTTCCTGCAGGCTCTCAGGGATAATCCGAATGCCCCAGCCACGAGCTTCGTGCAGCCAAAGCAAATCGCCGCCAATCAGAAAATTTTCTTTGACGAAAAGCAAAACCCGCGTTCGGTTGCGGATGTGTACAGCGCAATCAATGGCTCAGGGGGTCAGGCATCCGCTCCTTCTGGTGGCGTCATGTCGTCCATCGGCAACGGCCTTGCGAACGCTGGCCATGCCGTCGGCAACTTCTTCTCACCATCACAGGCTCAGGCCGCAGGCCAGCAGCCCTCCGGCCAGCAAGGCACGGATTGGGAGAAGATCCTTGTTCCGCTGGCTTCCGGCCTCGCGGGCATGGCCTCCTCTCCCAGCCGATACCTTGGCTCCGCGATCTTGCAGGGCCTTGGCGCTGGGGCCACGGGCTACGAGAACGTGATGGCGAACGAGGCTAATCGCGCTCAAACGGGCGCACAAACGGATGTCCAGCAGACTGTTGCCGCTCAAAACGCAATGAACATTGCCAAGGCCTCGTCTTACCTTGATCCGGCGACGGGCGCCCCAATGGTCTTGCTGCCAAATGGGCAGAGAGTTACGCGCGCTCAATGGGTTGCGATGGGTTCGCCTTCGTCGATGGGAGAGCTTCAGTCCGGTGCGGCTACCAACAAGATGTTTGGAACACCTAGCCCCGCTCAGCCAACCGTTCAGCCCCCTGTCGCTCCTCCCAACGCGCCCGCGCCCGGTGGGGAAGCAGCTCCTGCTCCCGCAACTCCTTGGGGTCTTGGTGCGGCTGGAAAGGCCCGCGTGGCCACTGATGCAGCGACCATGGCAAACTACCCTGCTCAAAGAGCGGCGCTGATGGCCCAAAACGCCGCGCTTGATAAGCAGGTTTCTGATAATTATGCCAGCGCCAGCGCCACGACGGCGACGCTGAACAACCTCACCAAGCAGATATTGGCTGAACCGGAATCCGGCATTGCCAGCGCCGGTGCGATATCGGGCATCAAGAATATCGCCATAAATGGCCTGAACTCAATCATCTCTTCTATTCCCGGAGGCGATAAGTATCAGATTAGCCCAAATGAAATGGGCTCTGCTACCTACGCAAAGAAAATAACAGACGGACTGGCCTTTGCGCAGGCTCACGGTGCCTCGCAAAATTCCCTGCAAGGATTGGCGACGGCACTATCCGCTCAGCCGGGAAACACAATTCCAAAACCAGTGGCCCTGAATATCGTCTCTAGCCTCTATGCTGACAAGCAAAAGGCTATTGACGAATACAAATACCTGCAAGAATACAAACAGGCAGCGCTTTCCGACCCCAATGGGATTGGCCTCTACAGCACAGAAAACGCTAGGGCTGCGTTCAATCAGGAGCATAGCTCTCAGCAATATGCCGCTGAAAAGCATGCTTTCCGGAACCTTCTCGCACCCGTTGATGCGAACGATAATCCCGTCGGCAAGCCCGCTCCTATGGCCTCTGACGCGACAGGCAAGCCCGTTCACCTCTTCAATCTTGCAGTGAACCCGGAACTGACGCCAAGAGGTCAGAAAGTCCTTCCGCAGATTGAGCGATACGCTCATTCCCCCGGACTGACGCGCTGGATGAGAAACAATTAGGAGCCGTAAATGCCCGCAGCAACTCCTGATCAAGACGACGACTACCAGCAGTTTTTGCAAGATGTTCAGACGTCCTCTTCTGGTCGCCCCGCGACCGGAGCGTCTGCGCCTGCCTCAAACGCGCCACCGGCCTCTTCTGGCGATCCTGATTACGATGACTTCTTGAACGACGTAGCGAAGTCCTCAACCGCTACCGCGCCGCCCCCAGCACCCAAGCCGAAAGCTGCGGAGCAAGAGGGCGGGTATTGGGAAAATGTCCCAAAGGGGACGGCGCAGGCACCGACGCCAATCTCGTCCGTTCTGCACGGGGCTGCGTCAAATATCCTCCCCGATATCGGCCACGCCGCTGCGAGCGGATACGAGGCTGTCAAGGACTGGCAAAACACTGTTCCGGCCATGTGGGACGCCGTAAAGAAGATCGGAACAGGTATTGATTCAAAGATAGATGCCTACGCCGGAAGGCCTCAAGACCCTGCAAAAAAAGCCCAAGACGAAGCTCTTATCAATGCCATAGGTAGCGATCTGAGTGACAAATATGGCGATTGGGAAAGCGCAAAGCACACCTTAGCTAACCATCCAGTTGATGCACTATCCACCGTCTCTGCGGCTTTCGCAGGCCCGGAAATGTTGCTTGGCAAGGCTCCCGGCATCCTTGGAACTGTTGGCAGGGCCGCAGGGACTGTGAGCGAACTGACGAACCCCCTCAATCCGGGCGGCGTTTTGACGAAGGCGATGGACGTCGCAGCCCCCGCTGTAAAAAGCGTAACCCTGTCGCCTGAAACAGACGCGGCTATCAAGGCGGCGAGCGGCGGAAAGCTTTCAGCCGCTGACTTTATGGATCCCGCAAATCCCAATGTTCAGGCTGGTGCGGAAAAAATATTCTCTCAAAAGGGTATTACTCCCGCGACCGTTAACGAAGCCGCCCTGCGCTCCTTTGGCGCGCCTGCCCCCGAGCCGGTTGTCATGGGCAAGCCTGCCGTCCCCATGGCTCAGCAAGCCGTTGAGAACGCCGTGAAGGATGCGCATACGCAGGCCGCTGGCGCTGCGGCAGACATCGCCGGTGCTGCTTCCCCCGAAAGCGGCGCTATCGCAGATCAGCTAGAAAAGTCTTACATAAATTCTTACAATACTTATAAACAGAACTATGACAAGGTGGCGGCCAACACCGGCATCTTTGATCCGGCCATCGGCAAGACCGTAATGTCCTCGATTGGCAATGAGCTTTCTTCATATAAGCTTCCAGCGACGCCGGGCCTTGTTGCAAAAAATTCTGATCTTCCGCAAGCGCAAGCTGCTCTGAAGGAAATCAATGATCGTCTCGTGAAAAATGATATGCCCCTTGGCGGGCCTATCGACATGAGCAATCTTGACCGCCTTCGTCAGGGGCTAAATGGTTTCCTGTCCAATGCGGATGGAACGGACAAAATGGCCATGCGGGCCATCATTGACGGCTACGACAAGAACATCATCAATTCCGCAAAAAATGGCTTGTTTTCCGGAAACGGAACGGAAGTCGTCAATGACATGAATACCGCTCGTCAATCGTTTAAAAATCACATGGATACATTTGCAAATCCAAGCGGAAACAATTCGTTCATTTCGACGGCAACCAAGCGGTTTGCAAATGACACGAATGGCTTCCAGAAAGGGCCAACGGGGCTGATTGAATCACAATCGCAGCCCGAAGTTCATAATGCCGTGCAGGCGGGAATGGGTAAGGCTCTTCTAGATCCGGCCAAGGGCCCGGACCTGTACAACAAGCTTCTGAACGCAACCGGTGGTCCGGGGTCTGACGGGGAACAGGCTCTGAAGTCTTTTGTTCGGCAGTCGATGCTTGAATCACAAAATGGCGTGATGAAGCTTCATCCGGACAAAATTGACGCCATGATCAATGCGCCGAACGGCATCGCGCGCAAGGTTTTCGCGCCTGACGAGATCTCCGCCATCAAGCGCATAAACCATGGCCGTCGTATTTTGATGACCAAGCCCAGCGGACCTGCGCATGTCGGATCGCTGATCAATGGGGTCGGCGGTCGGCTTGCTCGCGGCGCTGTGACTTCCGGCATCGGCCACATGATCGGCGGGTATCCCGGAGCAGTCGCCGCCGGTGCTGCGGAGCAAGGTCTTGAGGGGATGTTGGCAAAAAGAAAAATTGCCAAATCCATGCAGGGCGCTCCCGTCGCCCCTAACAAAATTGGCAAGATCGGAAGCTTGGGCCGGGCGGCTGTTAGCAGAAAGCCGACCCTGATCGCCAACCAGCTTAGCAACGCTGCAAACCTCATCCCCGAAGAGCAGCCGAACGCAATGGCCCAATCGGCAGGCGGGCGCACTGAGCGCGCTTCCGGCGGCAGGATCATGGATCATGACGCAGAGGCAGACCGCCTTGTGCGCGCCGCCGACATGGCCAAGAATAGCGTGAACAAAACCACCGAGAAGCTGCTTGATGTGCCAGACGAAGCCATCATCAAGGCCCTCGACGTCGCCCAACAGGCCATCTAAGGAAGTCCCCGATGACATCGACCTTCACCACGAACAAGTCCATCGAGAAGCCCGGCAATGGCGATTACGTCAATAACTGGGATACCCCGGTCAATAAAGACTGGGATATCATCGACAAGGCGTTCGGTGGCGTCCAGATCCTCAACCCGACGAGCGTTTCCGGATCCGTGACGCTGACGACCACGCAATATCAGGCGCCTATATTGATTGTCGGCGCGTCCATTTCGTCGCCAGCGACGTTGACAGCCAACGTGACCTACGTGATCCCGTCTGGGATCGGCGGTGTCTGGACCGTTTACAACCACACGACTGGCTCCTTTACTATCACGTTTGCGAGCGCTGGCGGCGGGTCGAGCGTCATCCTTGCGCAAGGATACGTCACGACAATCTATTCCGATGGGACGAACATCGTTCAGGCCTCCAGCAGCTTCACACCGAACACAGTCCCCTCCGGCACAAACATGCTCTTCTACCAAGCCGCCGCTCCTACCGGATGGACGCAATTAACATCGGTCAATGATTATGCGCTTCGTGTGGTAAGCGGAACTGGAGCCGGCACAAATGGCTCTATTGGGATGAGCACAATGTTCAGCGGATCATACCAAGATGGGGCTACCACCTTGACCACAGCTCAAATTCCGTCTCATAGTCACGGTGTCAATGATCCGGGTCATGCGCATGGTTCACCCTATCTAACTACAGCCCCCGGACCATCTCTTGGGTGGGAAGGTAATTTTGGAAATTACAGTTACACTTCCGCATTTACATCAACATCATATACGGGAATATCCATTCAATCCACAGGTGGTGGCGGAAGCCACACCCACACCATACCTAACCTGCAATATGCCGATGTCATCATCTGCACGAAAAACTAAGGAAGTCATATGGAACTGAAGGTAGGAAATTTCTGCCCACTTATCAAAAAGGATTGCGTTCAAACGCGCTGTAGTTGGTTCACCCAGCTACGCGGAACGCACCCGCAGACCGGCAAGGAAATAGACGAATGGCTCTGCGCCGTCGCCGCGCTCCCCATGCTGCAAATTGAAGTGGCGAAAGAGACGCGGCACGGTGCGGCGGCGACAGAGAGCTTCAGAAATGAGGTTGTGAAGATGAGCGTTCACAACCCATTGATGGATGCGATTTCTAGGCTTGGCCCGAGCGGGCCGGTTCTGAAGCAGATCGGATAGCTTCCCTCTTAACAACCCGGCCAAGCGTCGGGTTGTTTTGCATGCGAATGTCGGAGTTCGAAAACGTCCAACATTCGCCCGTCTCGTCAATGAAGCACACCCACATCAGGTGATGCTCTTCGCCATAGTCCATCAGGAAATGGGCGAAAGCCTTTCCCTTGGGCGTATCAAGCGGCAGTATCGGACTGAGCTGAATTATCGTGTGCATTGTCTGGGCGCTCTCTTTTGGGCCCATAGTAACACATTTCAGCATGTACTGCGCAATAAGAGCCGCGCTCCTTGGGATCTCCGCAATAGTATGTGTCCGGATAGAGCGGCGCGTCCACAATGTAGCGGCACATATTGTTCTCAAGGTTCAGGATCGTCACACCCGGACGAGCATCAAACCTGATTGAGATCGGCAGGCGCTTGACGCGCGCAACCTTCACACGCTGGATCCTTGGAGCGGGCGCAGGAACCGGCCTTCTCTCTGGCTGAACCTTTTTGACAACCTCTTTCGGGACTACCTCTCGAACGACTTGGACGACAGGCCGGGGGTTGCGCGCCATCATCTCCTTTCTGGAGATCAAGATCTTTCTGGCGACCAGCCTGCTCACCATCCCCATGACAGCCGATCTTGTCATTCCGGCTATCTTTCCGATCTCCGAACCGGACTTATTCTTTCGCCACATATCAATTACGATTTCCACTTGATGTTCGCGCAGCATGTTCATCTTCCTATGAAGGGCCTTGATTTGGTGACGTTTTTCGCATCGAAAAGATACCAGCAGCAATTATCCTTTCCCTTGGTTTTTGTGTCCGGAAACCATTTGACACGCCCCACAGAGACGATCTTTTGGCATATCTCCATATGCGGAGAGGACTGCGCCGTGTGCATCCAATCGGCGTCAAACAGAAGCCACGTTGGTGCCAAAAGAGCAAACCGCTCGATAAGCTGATGAAGAACCGTCCGCTCCCACGGCGGGTTGGTGATGATCATTTCAGCGCCATTGAGGTCGGGCGTTATCAAAAATGCAGCGTCGTGCGTCGTCACATTGTAGTCCGGGTTGATATCAAACGAGGCCACGCACCGGTGGCCATACCTGTACAAGTTGTCTATCAATGCCCCTTTCCCAGCGCACGGCTCGCAATAATTGACGGCGGGCGGAAGGTGCTGAAGGAGGGGCTCTAGCGCCTCCATGGGGGTCTCATAGAAGTCTCGTGCTATTCTGCCAAAATTCGATCTCTTTCCCATCTTCGGCTCCCGCCTGCATGAGCTACTTCTTTGTTTTCCGGCTCTTTTTAATTTCAGCCAACACCGCATTGGCGTCATCGTTCACCTGATTCAGGCATTTGATATAGTCCTCAATCGTCAGCGGACCGCCTGTTGGATGCTCCCACACTGGATGCGCCGTGCCAAGTACATCCAACGCCTGAACCATTTTATGGTTCTCTTGTTCAAGCTGAAAAAGATCCTCAAGAAGGATCTCCAGCTCCGCCTTCTTGATGATGGTGTAACCGTCATCGAACAGCTGCTGATAGGATATGCTGCCCTGAACCATGATGCCCTCCAAGGCAAAATGGCCCCCGAAGGGGCCATCAAGTCATACTTCAATCGCGATACCGTCTGCATCGAAACTGGCTCTGCGGGGCGCAAACTTCGCGGCCAGCTCGGCGATCCCGTCTTCATAGGAACCGGCGGGCGCGAACTGAGCGGCAAACGCAACGTAGTTGATGGCGTCAACGTAGGTGTCAACCTTTTGACGTGCCTCCCTCAATCGCCCCAGCTTCAGCGCCACCATGATGATGGAGATATCATACGCCGTCAGGTTCTTTCCCAAGATCGTCGAGGCAATCGTGGCGATGCGGTCAAAGCATGCCGTTTCGTCGCCATACTGGGCAGCCCGATCATTTAGAACGGATGCTGAAGTCTGAAGGACTTCTCGGTGGTCCACTGTAGTCGCCATAAACAGTTATCCTATTGTTAAGTTGAACAAGGGTTATTCTTCTTTTGCTCAAGTCAATCTTGCCCCTGATCAGGGACAAGATGTGCTTCAGAGCAAGTCTCCATTTAGCCCACTGGAGCATAAGACGGCCTATGTTGATGGGTTGCCGAACTCATTACCTTTACCTTGCCGACAAACCTATAGTTCAGGGCGACATGCCCGACACTATAGTATGTGCCAACTTGCGGGTCTTTGTAGAACTCCTCAACGATCAGGAAATCGTTCGAGGAAAGCGCTTCCACAAAATTCGAAAGATCTTTTGCTTCATGTTCGCAAATGATCTGGTGAATAGAGACGCCGCTCTTTGCGGGCATGTTCATCGTGATGATAAAGCGCATTTCTTCTCCAGTGTGTGAAATAGGAGGGGGAGCTTTCCCCCTCCGTTGGCGGTCAGCCGAAGTCTTCTTCTTCGGCCACCGCCTTGGCTGCGGGAGGCGCTGCGCGGGTTGAACCCGTAGCGGCGGGTGAAGTGCGCTGCGCGGGCTCAGGAGACGCCCCACGGCCCTTGGCCTCAAGATCGGCGGGACGCTTAACCCATCCGACGATCTCGAACTTCGGGTGATAGTTCGTGCTCTTCTTTGCGCCGCTGCCGCTCTCCACAGGAACGGTGTCGTGCAGGGACACGACGGGGAGCTTCCCCGCGTTGGCGGTTTTCCCAGCCTCATATGCAGTATGCAGATCGTCGATGCCGCGCATAAACGCGCCAGAAGTTCCCGCAACTTCGCGGCAATCCCCACCACATTCGGCGCTGAGCTTGACGACCATACGGACGCCCTGCTTGTGATCGTTGGAGGGCTTCACGGGCAGCGGCGAGCCGAGCGTGACCATCTGAAAGTCAGGAGCGGAGCCAGCCGCAAAGCTGATCCAGCCGACCTCGACGTTCTCAAAATCAAACACAGCCTTGAAGTTGCGAGTGATATCGTGCTGGACGCTGACGCCGTCCTCGCGGTCAACGCGAAAGATACGACCGGCGCGAGCGTCATACTTCACAATCGGAAGAAAGTCGCCGCCACCAGTGCCGGAACCAATGTTAAGACCAAGAGCCATTACCGTTTTCCTTTACCAAATGGTGCTATTTAGCCAGCACCTTGCTTTCCGCCCGTTCGGGCAAAATTTGTGACCGTTGCCGGGACGTACCGGCACCCCCTGACTTGTTGGCACGGTCAACACCAACAGAGCATTCATATTGTGCCGTACCGTTCGCTGACCCAGATCTCGTTGTCCCAGACATATCTCAAGTCCGGTTTCCCTTCAGATCGGATCTCAATCCTAGACACCTTCGGGAAGCGCAACGTGCAGAAGGCGACAGACCCCTTCATGCTGGCTTCCTGCCCGGCCTCAAGAACCAGTACAGCAACCTTCTCTTTGTAATCGTAGACTGCCATGAGCAAGCCGCACCTTAGCTGCTTGTTGAAAAGCCCATGACCATCACCCATCACAATCCCCAAACATCAAAGACGGCTTTCCGTGCGAGCGGGTCAGAGAAGTAGAAACTATCAACATCCGGCGCGACCAACGCCGCTAGTTCGTTCGCATCGTCACTCAAACTCAAGAACCGCTGAATTGTCAAGGAGATTTTTACGAGCGCGTTCACATGATCGCGACCGTTCTCCAGAATGTAGGAAGCGCTCTTTTTGGGAGTGACATAGGAAATGCGCGCCTCAAGATTGTCGCCACGCGCCGCGATATAGAGGGCAACCTGCCGGGCATGATTCGTGCTGATCTTCGAGGGCAGGGCGTGAGTGGTCTTCAGATCGACGAGAATGCCCTTGTCGGCCCATTCGAAATCGTAATAGCCGATCAGGGGAACGGCCAGTCCCTCGACGGGGTAGTGGATCTTCCCCTGCGAGGAAGTCGGCTTGCCGTAGGGCCGCAGCTCCTTCAGGCCTGTGGTCACGAAGTCGGCTATTGCCGCGCTCTCCTTCTCCTTGCGCTGGTCGCCTATGAAGGAAGTCAGGCGGTTGAACTCATCAACAGCCACCTTGATGCAGGAGGCGGTGTCAGCGCCCTCCTCAAGGCCAAGAGCAATGCCCTTTTCAACAGCCGTTCCGCGATGGGCGGCAGCGCCAACGGGCTGGTTTTTCTTCATGCACTTCTGAAGGACGAACAGCGCCGGTGAGCCGATGAAGAGATTGCAGGCGGAGGGAGAAAGGTGCTCGATGCCATATTTGGCGAAAGGTGACATGATCTATCCAATCAGAATGAAGCAGCGCATCGCACTGTAGACGACCACCATGGGCTTTGGAAAAAATACAATCAACATCACCACTTTCAGATTGACAGGTTTGATTTTTTGCCCAATCATCCGGACCAGTCAATTCATACCCAACTTAGATCGGAACCTAGCATGACTGTTTACTGCGGAATAGACCCCGGAGCGTCTGGAGCCATTGCCTTCTTCGACCTCGAAAGGGGACGTCTTGTCGTCATTGATATGCCGGTCATGGAAATTATGCGCGGCGGAAAGGCCAAGCGCGAGATGGCCCCCTATGAGCTGGCCTCGATCATCGGCTCGGAGGATTGCAGTCACTTCGTTCTTGAGAAGGTCGGGGCGATGCCCGGACAGGGCGTCAGCTCAATGTTCCAATTTGGTCGTTCGGTCGGCATAATCGAGGGCGTTTTGGCCGGTCTGGGTTGCCCCGTGCACTATGTCACGCCGCAGAAATGGCAGAAAGAGGTTGGGATGCGCGCTGGCAAGGATGGGGCTCGGGAAAAGGCAATGCAGTTATTTCCGGCATATGCCAAGCTTTTCGCGCGGAAGAAGGACGACGGTCGTGCCGACGCAGCTCTGATTGCGTACTGGGCGGCAGCGGGCAAATACCTTTAAGACTTGGTTTGGATGTGAAATGAGCTTGCAAATGTTTGACCCAGAATTCGCATCTCCATCCGACTGGGCCACCTGTTACCGCGACCTCGGTTTGCAGGTGGTGCCAGCCGCTACACCCTCAAAAGCCGCCGCGCAGTGGAAGCGGCCACTTGTCGAGTGGGTTCCGCTTCAGAACGAGCTGGCCCCTGACTTTACCTTTCTGCGTTGGTATGGACCAAGCGGTGAACACGTCCGTCGCCACAACATGGGGCTGATCACCGGCAAGTGCTCTGATCGTGTTTTCGTTGTCGATCTGGACACCCAGAAGAACGTCGGCGCGCAGGCTTGGTGGGACGACGTGATCAACAGCGCGCAGCGCGCCGGAGACCTTGAGACCGCCGAGCAGGTGACCGGCGGAGGGGGCAGGCAGCTTCTTTTCCGCGCCCCTGAAGGCTGGACAGCGCCCACCTGCAAGAGCCCCATAGGCGTCGATATTCGCGGTCAGGGCGGCTTTGCAGTTCTGCCGCCGTCGATGCACGAATCAGGCAGGCGTTACGAGTGGGTGAAGGGCTTCGCCCCGTGGGAGACAGATATCGCAGACGCCCCTATTTGGCTCTGCGACAAGATCGACCTGCTGGTGAAGGAATACGGCTCAGGGGGCTCCTCCGCCCCGTCTGGCGTCAAGACAGACAGTCCGGGCATGACGCACAGCGCCTTTGGCCAGATCATCGACGGGCGCGAGGAATACGCCACAAGGTTCGTTTGGGGAAGGGTGGTCGATCTCTGGCGCGATAGCCCTATCCCGCCGACCGGCGACCAGATGGCCAGCGAGATGCGGGACGCCTTCTCAATGTACGAGCGGGCTGTGAAGTCCCGGCTGGTTGATCCCGGCGTCCCTAACCACGTTCTCCTTGAGAGAGAGGGACGCGGCATCAGCATGTTCAAGCACAAGTGGGATCATGCGATCTCGCAGTGGGACGGGAAGGTATCCGAGCATGGCCAAAAGGAGCCGCCCAGAAAGCACGAGGCCCAGAACCCAGCCCCTCTTTCCCAGCCCGTCGAAGGAAACATAAAATTCAATCCAGAGACGGGCGAGATTTTCCGGGAGCTGCCGCCTGATGGCGTTTACGAGGTCTTGAACGTGAAGGAGATCAAGACCTTGCCGGATCCGCAGATGCTGATTGAGGGGATGATAATTGATCGCGGGTTCGGCCTGACCTTTGGCGCTCCCGGATCAACGAAGACGTTCTTTGATCTTGATATCAGCCTTTCAATCGCGGCTGGCCTGTCTCACTTTTGGGGCAGGAAGATCCACAAGACGGGGCCGGTCATTTACATTTCGTCAGAAGGCGTGAGCGACATGAAGTTCCGCATCATGGCGTGGGAACAGAAGTCAGGGATCAACACGGATGAAACACCCTTCTTCCTCATCAAGCAAACCATCAACTTCATGCTCGCGTCGGACGTCGAGCGACTGGTCAAGACGGTGGCTCACGTTTCGGTTAAGGCTGGAAATCCAGTTCTTGTTGTTGTCGATACAGTGTCGCGCGTTCTGCCGGGCGCTGACGAGAACCTTCAAAAGGACATGACGCTCTTCATTGGCGCTTGTGACGCCGTTCGAGAGACTTTCGACACGACCGTCATGGGCGTTCATCATACCTCTCGCGGTGGCAACCTTCGAGGCTCAACTGTTTTTGATGGCGCTGCTGATTTCCTCTTTCTTATTGAAAGAGAAGAGGGTACTATGAACGGATCGCTAACGGCCAAGAAGATCAAGGCCGCTGAAGATGGATGGACGCAGCAGTTCGATATCAAGAAGACCCCGGTTGGCGACATAGCTGGGCATGAATCACTCACACTTCACCCGCTTGCAATGCAGAAGGAGGTAGAAAAGCAAGTCAATAAATGGCCAGAGAAGGATATCCTGAACAAGGTTTTGAATGCGATGCGGGCGGCTTGGGATAGCGGGAAACCATGGTCGCCACATGCGCAGTCCCGGAAGCAGGGCAGGTATGCCCAGCTCCACATGTACGACTTTGGTATCAACGCAAAGACCGCAGACAACATCTTGGACAAATGGTCGATGAACGGTGTGATCTCGATGGAGATCCGGGACAAGAACACCAAAGTTCAGGGATACAAGGTAACTGGAAGGATAGATTGAAATGCAGCAGAACACCAAGGCGCTCAAGCACGGATGGGACGAGCGATCTCACGCACATATTCGAAAGTCTGAACGCAATTCTCAAATCTACCTCGATTACAGGCTGGGTGATTCAATATCGAAACTGGCAAGGGATCATAAAATGTCATGCACTCGGGTACGGCAGATCATCGAAGCGGAACGCGGTTCTAGGGGGACATATGTGCATGCCAAAGACGTCGGAATTGCCATCTGCGACGGACTGGATAGCATCAAGTCAATCGAGGTCTTCGACTGGGATGGCCAAGTTGGAAGACTGAAGACGGAGATCCAGCCACTGAGCTTTGAATATGATGATGGGTTCCGGGACAAAATCATCATCAAGGTTTCTGATGGCAGTATCTTCAAAGTCGTCATCGTTCGGGCAGCGTGAGGTCAATATGCTTGATATCTTGGGATACGTGTTTCTGGCTTGGATGGCCATTCTTTCCGCAGCCGGTCTTGTCATCATGACCAAAGTGACGTGGGAGATCGTCAGGGAAATATTCTGGGAGAACCGAGATGAAAGATGAGCAGATCATTCGAGAATTACGTGAAGAAGTTGCGCGGCTTCAGGAAGAGATCCGTCAGATCAATGAAGTGATAGTTGAGCCAAATGGGGCGCTTGCAGGCATCCTTAGCCGTCAACAGGCCACCCTTTTGAGCGGCGTTGTTAGCCGTCAGGTCGCCACGTATGCGTACATAGATCAGATTTTGGCAAACAGGGGAAATTTTAATAGGAAGGAAGGGGAAGATCTTGAAAAGCTACGATCAAAAGTTGCAATTTTTAATTTGCGGAAAAAGCTCAAGCCACACGGAATTGAGATTTTTACGTGGCGCGGAATTGGGTATTATATGAGCGATGGAAACAAAGAGAAGCTTCGGAAATTGATGGAGAAGAATGATGATCAATCTTGAAAAATGCCAATGCGGCTCAGTAAGCTGGGAACGCAAGATCGCTGAAAACAGGTACATCTGCGCCATCTGCAAGAGACCGCTATGGCAGCTGATTGAGACCGCTCCGAAGGATGGGGAAAATGTAATTGTCACTAATGGCGATGAAGTGAATGTAGGTTGGTGGGAGTTTTACAATCCTGAGCCTGAATGGGGTGGATATATTCTATACCCCACCCACTGGATGCCGTTGCCTGCGCCGCCCAAGAAGGGGGATGGCAAGGTATTTCCAACTGTCTTAGAATTTTACGATGGTTTGCCGGAAACATGGGATGAAGCCGCAAAGCTTGGAACTATCACAAAAAATGAGTTTGAAAAGATGGCGGCTAAATGCTTTGACTCCATTCTCAAAGCGCAAAAGGAAAAGAAATGACTAAATGGCAACCAATCGACACCGCGCCAAAGGATCGCAGCATTCTTGTCACCGGACCTGATGGTCTTCGCATAGATC